GAGGTTGACGGCGTGACAATCCAGCAGGGCGAAATGTTCAGCGTCGGCGGCTTCCCTATGGAGTACCCGATGGATGAGCGGTTCGGCGCACCTGCCTCTGAGGTCATCAACTGCTCCTGCGCGGTCATCTATCTGCCACGCGGCAACGGCATCACAGAGATATAGCCGCTATTCTTTCAGTAACGCCCCGTTTCAGCCGATTCGGGGCGTTTTCTGTGCTAAAACCTTATATCCATATCAAAAACGCGTCGCACGCGAATAAGGGTCGTTATATTCGCAACAAACGCATCACATGATGGAAACCAAGATAGAACACAAGTCTTTTGCCTGCCCGGAAATCAAGGCCGAGCGCAAGGACACCAACCTCTACATCGAGGGCTACGGCGCGTACTTCGGTAACGTGGACTCCTACGGGGACGTTATCAAGGCCGGAGCCTTCGCCAACTTCCTCGCAAGCGATGACGTCAAGCGAATCAAACTGTGCTGGCAGCACAACTTCGATGACGTGATCGGCGTGATCGAGGAAATGAAGGAGGACGAGCGCGGACTTTGGTTCCGTGCCCGCATCAGCAACACGACACTCGGCAAGGACGCCGCGACTCTCATTGAGGACGGCGCACTCAACGAGTTCAGCATTGGCTACGGCGTGAAGGCCGCAGAATACCCGGAGGACCGGGCCGCAGGTATCGACCGCATCCTCACGGACATCTACCTCTACGAAATCAGCCTTGTCAGCCGCGCCGCCAATCCGAAGGCCACTTTGGAGGAAACGGAGCGCAAGGGCGAAGATACGAACAACATTAACCAAAACACCATCGACATGGAAAAAGAACTGAAAGAGCAACTCGAATCTTTGCAGGAAGAAATGAAGAAACTGCAAGAGGAGAAGGTTTCTTTGAAGGCTTCCGTTGAAGAAGCGAAGGCTGACAAGGACGCCATCGAGGGCATCAAGGATGCCATGAAAGCCAACGACGAGGCCATCAAGAACCTCGACGAGAGTATCAAGAAAATCTACGACGCCATGAAAGAACACAAGGCTGCTGGCAAAACCGCTTCGCAGGCCGTGTGCGACGTCATCGAGTCGGAAGAGTTCAAGAGTGCCATGAAGGACGTCGTGGAAGGCAAACGCGCCTCCGCGATCATGGAAGTCAAACTCGACACCTCCAACATGAGCGGTTCCATCCTCCGCACCATCGGGGACACCGAAATCAACGCCGACGCCCAGCAGCGTCTTGTGTTCCTCGGCGTCATCCGTCGGAAGGACGTTCCGCAGGACAAGAGCAAGGTTCTGTGGATCGAGGGCTCGTTCACGGACAACACCAACTACGTTGGCGAAGGTTCCGCAGTCGGTTCCGCTGACGGCGCAGCCGCTGAGGAAAAGACCCGTGGCCTCGCCAAGATCGCGGCCAAACTGCCGTTCACTCGTGAAATGTCCACCGACCTCAGTTACTTCCTGAATTGGGCACGTACTGAGGCTATCAAGGCCATTCAGAACAAGGTTGACACCCTGATCCTGAGCGGCGACGGTGCTGACACCAATAGCACCACGCAGAAGCACATCTACGGCATCATCGGTCAGGGCAGCACCGCGTTCAGCGCATCTACCGCTGGCCTCGCCGGAGCCTTCGTGAACCCGGACCTCATCAACCTCATCGACGCCATCGACGCGCAGGTCGAGAAGGCCACCAACGGTGCGTTCTACGCCGACACCATCTACATGAACCCTTCGGACTTCGCCAAGTACAAGAACATCCGCACCTCCACGGGCGCATTGGTGTTCGAGGTCAACGGCGGCATCTACACGTTCATGGGCAAACGGGTGGTCCGTACATCCAAACTGTCCGCAGGTCAGATGCTGGTCGCTGACTCGTCTGTGTTCGACCTCTACGAAAAACTCGGCTTCGAGGTGGAGATCGAGCGTGTCGCAGGAACCGACTCCTACGTCATGTACCTGCGTTGGCGTGGCCAGCTGGTGGTCCCGTCCAACCGCAAGAAAGCCGTCATCTACGTTTCGAGCATCACGTCTGCCCTCGCAGCTATCACGGCTGGCAGCGGCAGCGGCTCCGGCAGCGGTCAGTAATGGCGCAGCGCAAGAAAGCAGAGGAAAAGGCAGTCGTACCGCAGCGTGAAAACAAAGCGGTACGGCCTGCTGCCTCCAACAAGACCGCACCCGGCTATGCCCGCGTCCGCGTCATCAAGGCCCACGACGGCCTTTGTGTCGGCGAGATTCTGAGCAGGCCGGAGAGGGTCGCAAAAGAACTCATCAACCTCGGATATTGGGAACGGGTATGATTACCTACACGAGCATCGGAACCAACACGGCCATAACCCTCGCGGACTTCAAGAAGTACGCGAACATCGTGGGCACGGCTAAGGACACGGAGTTGGAAAACGTATTGAAGCAGGCGGTCCTCCGCGTGCAGGAATACGCGGACCGCGCCCTGCTGCCCTGCACCATTGTCATAGAGGGGGAAGGGGGAGCCTTACAACTATGGCAGCCCATCATCTCCGGCGTCACGTCGGTAGTGAATATCGAAACGGGCGAGGACGTGGTGGCCGACTGCCTCGTGTCGGGCAATCGCCTCGAACTTCCCTACGCAGGGCGGTGGCGCGTGACCTACACGACCCTCCCCAACGCGGGGGACGTGGCCCGACTGCTGGGCTACGTTTGGGAAATGGCCGCCGCCCTTTGGGACGGTAACACCGACGAGGAACAGAAAGTTTACAAGCGCATCCCTGCGGATTATGTTGTTCAATAACACGCATAACATCGCACCGCGTTCCTACCGCGAAACCGTGACGCTCAGGCGGCTCGTCAGCCGCACGGACGAATACGGTATGCAGTCGTTCCTTCCGGCCCCTTCTTCGGGGTCGGGGAGCGGCAGCGGTAGTGGAAGCGGCTCAGGCTCCGGCGATCCAGACCTTGTGGCCGTGGTTCCCGCCTCCGTCATGATGCTTTCGGCATATGCGAAGGAGAACTACTACCAAACCGCCGAGATCGAGGCTTACGAAGTCCGTATGCGCTACCTGCCGGAGAAGTTCGAGCAGGTCATTTGGAACGGTATCGTCCTTTCGGTGGATAGCCGTGAGGACGTCGGCACGCGTCAGCGCGAACTGCGTGTCATTTGCAGCAGGAGGGCGATAGTATAATGGCTGATGGTCTGTATATCGACGAAGTGAGCATGAAGAACCTTCGTATCAACATGAAGGCTTTTCAGAAGGAAGTGCTGAAGGCGTCCGTCAGGGGCCTTTCGGCTTTCGGTATGCAGATCGTGGCCGAAGCCCAGCGGCTGCTGAAGGCAAACGGCAACGTCGCATCGTCGCACCTGCGGAATAGCGGTCGCACCGTCGTGCAGCCTGACAATACAGTTGACGCGGGTTTCTACATGGGATATGCGGAATACGTGGAGTATGGCCGCAAGTCCGGCAAGATGCCGCCCGTGGAAACCATCTACCAATGGATTCGTCGCAAGCGCATCGTGCCCAGCACCCGCAAGACAAGACTTAAACTTCCCGACGATCACATTGTGAAAAAGCAGACGGCCCTCAGGACGACTCCGCTTGTAAGGAAGGAAAGCAAGCACAAGGGGGACAAGCAATGGTCCCTTGCATGGGCGATAGCCCTTTGGATAAAGGAACACGGCACGAAGGCCCATCCGTTCCTGCATCCGGCCTACGAGAAGTACCGTGGGCAAATCACGGAGTTTATGCAGCGGCGTATCAACGACTGCTGCGAATACTACAAAAAGAAGTAAGACATGGCAGCGAAAACGGCAGCGGCAGCCTTCAGGAAGGCGTTGACCGCGAAACTCGCGGCTCTTGGCTATCCCGTCAGTTCTGACGTGAACGATTGGCCTCGCGTGGAGATTACCGACGTCACGGAGCAGGGCAGCATCGACAAGGGCGATGACGTGCGGGAGATCGGCTTCGTCGTTGAGGCCATTAGCAACAGAGGATATGGCGAGGCAGGGCCTATGATGGAGGCCATCGAAGATGGACTCATCGGCTGCGGCACAATCACGCCTTCCGGGTGGAACGTGTTAGAGGTGTACCGCGAACTCGGCCAAGAGATCAACGAGGTAGGCGATGCCGACCTCATCATTGTACGGCGCAGGACGCAGTTCCGCGCCAACTTAGCACGAAAATAATTAACCCTTAAAACTATACGGCAATGGCAGTAAAAGCAGGAAACAAGCGGCGCGTGTACCTCACGACGGGCACGTCCCAAGAAACCGACACTTGGATCGCTGGCGAGCAGTCCAATAGTGTCAACTATACGAACAACGCACTTGACGCAAGCGACAAGTCCACCGAGTGGGACAAGTTCATCAGCGGCAACAAGTCGTGGACCGCATCGGCCACCTTCAACCTCGACAACTCCGCTTCGCAGCAGCAGAAGGCACTCCTTCAGGCTCTCGTCAACGGCGCAGAGGTCAAGATTTTCATCGGCGAAATCGGCAGCGGAAACGGTCGCGTCGAAGGTATGGCTGGCACGGCCATCATCACGGCCATCAGCGAAACCGCAGAGCGCAACGGCATCATTACCCGCGAGGTCACGTTCACGGGCAGCGGTGCGCCCAGCATGGTCTATCCGGCGTAATCATGTAACACGGTAGAGCATGGTTAATCCTCGACAGACGATTGAGGTGCAGGGGGTGGTGGTCAATTTGCTCATCACCCCCTCGCTTTACAAGCGGTCCCTGACGGACGGCTTGGACCTCACGCTGCACAACCCCGACGATACCGCCGAGGTGTGGGGCATCTACGTAAAGCACGTGTATTTGGCTTACCTCAACGCCATCGACGTGGCGGCATACGACGGCCATCAGAAGCCGAAGAAAATGCTGGAACTTGCCGACTTCGAGGCGTGGGCCGCAGGTGAGGGCAAGACTCGCTTCGGCGAACTCATGCGGCAGATCGTGGAGTTCAAGACGGGCAAGACCCTCGAAGAACTTGCGGCTGAAGGCAAGGGGCAAGACGGTAAAAAAAAAGAGCAGGCAAAGCGGTTTCGCTGGTGGAGGCGTGGGAGCCGCGTCGTGACTTCCTCATAGGATGCTGCGGAAAGACAGAGCGCGAGGCCGAAGTGACGACGTGGGTGGAACTCCGGGCACTCGAAAAGGGCTACACAGACCGCGAACACGCAGAGTGGAATCGGGCAAGGTTCATCGCCCATCTGAACTACCTGACTACCCCGGTCATGGGCAAGGGCGTGACGAAGGAGAAGGATGCGCGTAAGTTCTGCCCGTTCCCGTGGGATCAAATGACGGAAGCAGAACTGCACCCGAAGGTGTACAAGGTAACGAAGGATGACGTGAAGAAGTTGAACAAAATCTTTGAAAACATCAAGAAATGAGCCTTTTAGGTAATATATGGGTAAAACTCGGTTTGAAATCTGATGACTTCAACCGGGGGATGGATAGTGCCGAGCGAAAGGGCAAGTCCTTCGGCGATAGCATGAAGGCCGTGGCCACGAAGGTCATGGCCGTTGTTGCCGCTATCAAGGCCCTTGCCGGAACGGTCAAGATCATCACGAACTTCGAGGCGGCAACGTCCAAACTTGCGTCCGTCCTCGGCAAGACTCGTGACCAAATCACGGGCCTCACGAACTCGGCCATAGAACTTGGGCGCAAGACGCAGTACACGGCCAGCGAGGTCGTTGGCTTGCAGACGGAACTTGCCAAGTTGGGCTTCACGGAAAACCAAATCAAGTCCATGCAGGAGGCGGTGCTGAAGTTCGCCGCCGCCGTTGGCACGGACCTGCCGAGCGCGGCGGCACGCGCTGGTGCTACCATGCGCGGCTTTGGCCTTACCGCAGAGCAGACCGCAGACACGTTGGAGGTCATGGCCGTCAGCACGTCGAAGTCGGCCTTGTCGTTCAATTACCTCGATTCGACGCTTGGCAAGTTGGTCCCGGTCACGAAGGCATACGGCCTCGACGTCCGTGACACTATCACGTTGCTCGGCACGCTGGCCAACGCAGGTATTGACGCGTCGAGCGCAGGCACGGCCCTGCGTCGCGTGTTCGCCGAACTTGCCAACGCGGATAGCAAATTGAACAAGACTCTCGGCAAGCAACCGAAAACGATGACAGAAGTCATTGAGGCGTTGAAGAAACTGAAGGCGTCCGGCATGGGCGTGCAGCAGGCTTTCGATCTTGTTGGTAAGTACGCAGGTCCCGCATTTGAGGCATTGGTCAACGGTGCCGATGATTGCGAACAGTTGTACAATGAGTTGCAGGACGTCAACGGTGCGCTGAACACTATGTACGACACAATGACCAACAACGTCACGGGGGCGGTCAATCAACTCAAATCTGCGTGGGAGGGCTTCATTCTCGGCTTGGAGAATAGCACCGGGCCAATGGCCCGTGTTCTTCGCGGCCTGACTAAGATTGTCAATGAGGCCAACAAACTCTTGTTCCGCGACACCCGCGTCAATCAGAACAAGGAATACTACGACCTTCTTTGGAACGGCAAGGGCGGCTTCGACAGAAACGATACGTGGGCGGTGCAGACGCGTTTCACGAAGGAGCGTCAGCGGCTCGAAGCGGAGAAGCAGGCACTTATTGAGCGGTTCGAGAAGAAGCGCAGGATCGCTGGTGGGGACTACCCCGGCGTAACCGTTGAGGACACGAAGAAGTACAAGGAACTGCAAGAGCAGATTGACGGATTGGAGGCATCCTACGACGATTGGTTCAGTAGCGTCAGCGACGGGGCAACGGAAGCAGCCGGGGCACTTGCAGGACTCGGTGGGGCAGAAGAAGATGCTATACAACAGTTGCTGAAGGAGGAGGAAAAGAGGAAGAAGCGCGAGGAGCAACTGAAGGCCGAGAAGGAGGAACTTGAACGCTATGTTGATGAGGCTATGACTGCCGCAGATGCCGATGCGGAGATGACACGGCAGGCAGAGGAACTGATGCGGACATACAAACAACTGCACCCCGCGATTGAAATGACTGCGGAGGAAGTTGACAACCTCAACGGCCTTACAGACAAGGGCAAGGCAATCATGCTCGGCAGCCTCGAAACTACAAGGGATGCGAAAGACGAGGTGGTTGGGCTCGCACGCGAGGTAGGGCAACTCGTAGAGGCAGAGCAGGAAGGGACGCTTGGCGCGGGAAAGATGAAGGATGCCCTCATCGCCCTGCGTTCTGAGTTCCGGGTTTTCAAGGATGCGTTCACGTTGACAGATGCGGAGGCAGAAATGTTGACGGGGTTGTCGGACAAGCAACTCGAAGAAGAACTCAACGCCGTAATCGAAAAGCAGGAACGCGCAGCCGAGCGGATGAGGGACATTTGGGAGGATGCGTCTGACGAAATAGTACACGCAATACGTGGCGGCATGATCAACGCCTTCGATGCGTTGGCAGAGGCGATTGGAACGGGCGATTGGGACACGTCCACGATGGTCAAGGCCCTGCTAACCCCTTTGGCCGATGCCGCTATTTCCATTGGTACAATCGTCATGACATCCGGCGAGGCGATGGATGCGCTCAACAAGGCACTCAAATCTATGGGCGAAAACGCGGTCCCTGCCACAATCATAGGCGCGGCTCTCGTTGGTGTAGGTTTAGCGGCAAAAGCCGGACTCGCAGCCATAGCGAACAAAAGCACAAGCGCGGGAAGCACCAACCACGGCTACACCTACACGGGCGGCTATGGCGTCACGCCTGCTGCGGTCAGCAGCGTCGGCGGTACGATGGAGATACAGGGAACGGTAACGGTCAAGGGGCAGGACATTCAAATCGCCCTCGATAACTACAATAAGAATCGTAAACGGTAAAGGCTATGGCATACGGACTTCTTCTCTACAAGCAAATCGAGGCCCCCGAAGGGGTGCATCGTCTTGAAGTCTATAAGGACGGCTTCACGGGGGATGCGGTTGAAATAGACAGTCTTGTCGAGGATAGCATCACGATCGGCAAGAGTGGCAGTAAGGTTTCAGACCCTATTGTAACTTCCGTGCTGACGTTTGCGCTCTATGATACCGGGCAGATAGACTACACGCAGTTTTTCACGCCCAACGCCACGTTGTTCAAGGTGGTGTACAAGATGGACGGTTCGACCCGATGGACGGGCTTCATTACGCCGGACAGTTATTCTGAGAACCTTGCAAGCCATGACACTATAACGCTCACGGCGCGTGACAATCTTGGCCGCCTCAACGATTACAACTTTTCGCTGGCCCGTGGCCAAATGATGAGCGTGCGGAACGTTTTGCTTGCTGGCCTTCAGGCCGCTGGCGTAGCTATGGACACGGTGTTCGTGACTGCGAAGGTTGCCACAAGCCCCGCAACCGTTCTCGCGGTTGACGGACTCGTGAACACATCCCTCTTTGCTGGCATGACATGGAACGAGGCGTGCGAGATTCTTCTGACAAGTTTGGGCCTTACCCTCTCGTGGAACGATGCAAACAGATTCGAGGTGCGTGACATCACGCAGGCCCCGGCGAACACGACCGACGCCTTCTTCATCGGCAAGTCCGGCTATCGGCAGATTCGCCCGGCGTGGAAGAACCTGACGGTGGACCAAGACTTCGGGCTGCGCGACAACTTCTACGAGGGGCAGTTCTCGCGTGAGGATTGCGGCAGCGGCTACACGTTCACGCCGAGCGCGGGCGTCCATTGGACCGTCGGCGGTTCCTACGTCATGATGAACCCGTACACCTGCGGTGCGGCTGAACCGCTCGAAAGCCTTTTCATTCCGCTGGAAGGTGGCGATTCCCTGACGAACTCGCTTACATACAAGTTCCGCTGCCCGGAAATGGCAAGAGCCATCAAAATGAGCATCAAGTGCAGCAACTCAGCATGGGTTCGCGGCTTGGCTCGCGGAGGCGCAAACGCAAGGGCGAAGATTCAGGTGGGCGAGAACCACGGGCAGGGACTGCCGATGCAATACTACTGCCTGCGCTATCGCTTTAACATCTTTGCAACCATCAACAACGTGAGGTACATCCTGCGGGAGTCGTGGGTTGAGTACACGGGCCAGGACCTCGAAGAACCGTATCTGTACTTCATCATGCCGAGGACTGATACGGGAGTTGACATCGACAACGAGATCACTTTCTATCTGACGGAGATTCCGGGGGCCGGGGACGTGGAACTTGTAATCTACCCTGCGGTCGCGCAAGTGTATGAGGACATCGAACCTGCAACCGCCGTAGGCCCTTCTTTATTCGGCTTACTGAAGGACGTGACTTTCGCCGTTGAGGAAGGCATCAGCGGTCGGTCGAAACTTGTCACGGTCAACTCTGTCCATAACGTGCAGGACTCCCTGCGTGTGCTTGTTGGCACAGTACCGACCATGCGAGGAAACACCCTGCTCTATTTGGGCGGCTTGTTCTACAACGACACGGACGGCACGCCGCTCGAAACCTTCAAGCGAAGCAGCGCAGACGATGACACGTATGACGCGCTGGAACTCGTGGCCCGTGAGCATATCGCCTTCAACAATAACAATTATGATCTGCTAAGTGGAACGATGAAGTCGGCAACGGCCTTCTACTTCAACAACGGAATCGCCTTCGACGGCGGTACGTTCAGAATCGTGTCGGCCACTTTGTCGGTCCTGAGCAACACCTTGTCGGTGCAGGCCATACAGACAGAAGCGGAGTTCCCGGATGATGACTATGCAATCACAGACATTGATAGCGAAGGAAACATCACGGGGACCAGCGGAGGTTATTCCGGCAGCAGCGTCCCGCAGGGCGGCGGCAACATCATTACCGACGAAACCATCCTTTCGCTGGCTGAGTCCTACGCGAAGGTGTCTGCACGCCTGACCTCGTTGGAGGATTGGCTGCTCAACCCTTCGCTGGACGAACTCGAACTGTCGAGCCTCAACGTGGCCAAGCAAATCAACCTCGGCGGCATGGTCGTGGAGTATGACGCCACCAATCAGGCGTGGCATCTCATCGGCAGCCTCTACGCCGACGGCTTCATCACGGCTGGTGGACTGAACACTTCCGGCGGCGGTGGCGGCAGCATCGACTTGGGGGCCATGTGGACCTCCCTCTGCAACCAGCCTATCGCCACGGCAGACGTAACCAGCACAACTAAGATCGCTTTGGACCACCTGCCCTATACGGCGGGGACCGGGTTGAATCTCTCCGCAGCGGGTGCGTTCTCCCTTGCCGTCACGGGCGTCGTGGCAGGCAGCTACGGCAGCGTCACGGTTGACGAGTATGGCCGTGTCACGGCAGGCTCCAATTCGGATGACGAACTCGCCCCCGTAACGGAGGGCATCGCCAACATCGCGGCCCGTGTCGCATCGCTTGAAGATTGGATGCTCGCTCCGTCCTTCGATGAGGTTGAGGTCCGGCAGATGAACGTGGCCGGAAGCATCAACTTCAACGGTGTTGACATCCTCTACGAGAAGGCGCAGACCGCTTGGCACTTGACGGGCAACCTGATCGTTGACGGCCTCGTAATGAGCGTTGACAAGTTGGCCCTCGCTGAAGGTATTGCGGGCCTCTATGCCCGCGTTTCCTCTTTGGAGGATTGGTTACTTGACCCGGCGGCAGAATCCGCCTACATCGGCGAATTTGGGGCCAAGAACGGAACCTTTGGCGGCAACGTTGACGTGTACGGCACAACGACTATGCTGGGCCTGCTCACTTTGGTGGGCGGCATGAAACTCACGACCGCCAAGCAGATATGGTTCAGCGACACGGTGTACCTCGAAATGGACACCAACGGCTACCTGCACACCAACGGCAACATCTATGCTGACGGCTTCGTGACTGCGGGCGGCATCGGTTCCAGCGGTGGCGGTGGTGGCGGCCTCGACCTCGGTGCTATGTGGACATCGCTCTGCAACACCGTCATCCAAACGGCAGACGTAACCAGCACCACCAAGATTGCGGTTGACCATATCCCGGACCTCACGACCACGAAGATCACGGACATCGACGCGTGGTTCGATGCGAAGGCCGGAAGCCTCGACCTCTCTGCCACGGAGTTGATATTCGCGGAAGGGTATGCGACCGTCACGTCCCGCATCGCTGCGTTGGAGGATTGGATGCTGGAACCGACCTTCGATTCCGTCTATGCCGCCGAACTGAACGCAGGCGTGGCCACCTTCGACCGCCTCGACGTCATCGGCGCGACCACCCTCTCCGGGGCGTTGGCCATCGGCGGCAACCTCGTCGTGACGGGTGGCCTGACGGTGGGCACTACGATAACGATGGGCGGGCAGCAGATCGCCGTGACAAACGGCATACTGTACTACGCAAGCAACCCTCTGTTCGCGTCCTTCGCGTATAGCGGCAACGACATCTCCATCGCCATCGGCGGACAGACGCGCACGATGGACGGGACCATCACGCTTGCGGGTCGCACGCTGAAACTCGGCGGCTCGGCAACGCAGGCGCAGATGCTTTCCGACCTCGGCCTCTCCAACGCGGCATCCGACATCTCCACCCTGAAGGGCTACTTTAACAACAATGGCTCGGCACGGTGGGCAGCACGGCTGGAAAACGCGCTTTCCTTCGGCACAAAGACCTACGACGGCAGTTCCGCGCAGACCATAACGGCCAGCGATCTTGGCGCGTTGACCTCGCACCAATCCATCTACACGCTGAAAATCTACAATAGTGCTGGTGGCAATATCCTGACGTACACCCCGAACTCCGGGTCGGGATCGCTGATTCTATCGAAGAACTACATCGGCCTCGACAACGTGGAGAACACGGCCATCTCTACGTGGGGCGGCTCGTCCTACATCACGACCGTCGGCACGATCACGAGCGGTACATGGCATGGCTCTGCCATCTCCAACTCGTACCTCGCCAACTCGTCCATCACGCTTGCCGGGCGGCAGGTTTCGCTGGGCGGCAGCATCTCGAAGGCGAATATGCTTGCCGACCTCGACCTGACCAACACGAATAGCAACATCTCCACCCTGCAAAGCTACTTCACGAATGGGGTGGCCAACTATGCGAACCGCGACGCAGACGGCAACGCCATCTCGTCCACGTACCTGAAACTCTCCGGCGGCACGATGACCGGGGACATCTATATGCGTGGCGGCAACTATGGGCGGCGCATTTGGTTCGGGGACGGCTCCTACTGCTACCTCGGCGAATTGACGGATGACGCCATGACGCTCTATGGCGATAAGGGTGTTAACCTTCTTACGAGGGATAGCAGCTACGCCGTGTCTGTCGGTTCCTCGTCGGTGGCCACGCCGCTGACGGTGTACGGACGCTTGAACATCACGGCCAACGCCTACCTCGAATACAATTCCTCCAACGCGGGAATCCATGCCAGCAAGGGCATCTATTCTGACGGCTACATGACGGCGGGCAGCACGAGCAGCAGTTCGGACGCAAGGCTGAAGAAGAACCTGCGGCCCGTCAACCTCTCCGTGGCGCAGATCGCCAATGCCCCGGCGGTGGTGTTCGATTGGATTGACGAGTACAAGGGCAGCGGTGCCGGTTCCATCGCGCAGTATTGGCAGGAGATTCTGCCGCACAACGTGCGGTGCTTTGATGAGGACGGGATGCTCTCTATGGAGTACGGCAACATAGCCCTTCTCGCGGCCATAACCATCGCAAAAAACGTGGAAACGCACGAGCAGAAGATCGCCCGGCTGGAACGGCGCGTCAAGTCGCTCGAAACCCAACTTTCAAACCTTAAATACTAACACAAAATGGGACTTATTCCGAGTACGGTCTATCAGACCATCAGCATGGAGTTTCCGTCGGCCAAAGCAAACGACGGAGTGATTCGCGCATCCTTTGCGCTTGACGTGAAAAATAACATCGGCATCGGCCTCAGCGGTGGCGGCGTGTGGAAGGGCCTCGACTACATCGGTTCGTTTGACGGGCTGATTGGCTTCGTCCACAACGTCACGGGACCTGACAAGGAGGCCGTGGACACTATGCTCGGCGAGCTTTCCGAAGCTCTCCACGAAGCCTACGGCGTGCCCCTGCCTACGGAGGGCGAGGAACCCCTGCGTGGCGAGGAACCCGCCGAGGAAGTAGAACCCGAAGAAACCAGCGGCAGCGGGGAGGGCGAGTAAGTCATGGCAACCTACGCATTGACCTATGCGACCCGTGCGGCCTTCGACACGGCCCTTGCGAGTGGGGACATCTACAACCTCATGCAAGGCGTGACGAGCAGCCAGCCCTCGGTCGCTATCGCCGCCCATATCACGGAGAGCGGCGAAACCTTCGCGTGTGGGACCAACGTCATGGTTGACATCAAGAGCGTCGGCCCCGGCGATTACGTCCTCTACGACACGACCAACAACAAGTTCTTCGGCATTGCCTCGAAGTGGATTGACAACAACCGCCCGAACCAGCCTACGCAGCACATTCAGATCTTCAAGGCTGGAGTGCTGCCGTCCCGGTACACCATCTGCGGCACGGTCATCAAACGCTTCGGCAACCGCATCCGCATCGCCGGAGAATCGACTTCCCTGCCGTGGTCCTCTACCAACACCAGCGACTACGCGTGGAATGTTTCGACCATACCGTCCAACACGCAGGTCGTGAAGAAGGACGGCGGCGTGACCAACGCGGCCAATGTTTACGATTGGTGCGCCTTCCCGTCGCTTCGGTATCAGGAAGCCTACTTCGCTGGCGGCAACTCGTCGTATATGCCCATCCAGCGGTCCACGTGGGATGCTGCGGTGGCGGCTGGCAACACCTCCGTCACGGAGAACGGCAAGACCATCAACATGGCCAACTATGACTTCATTTTCGACAAGTACATGGCGGCGTGCTGGGTACCGAAGTTCCCTGCGAAGGCGGGATGCTATTCCGACACCGACGGCATGGGCAACACCCGCAAGATCGTGGCCGACTTCATCGCCAACCATAGCAAGACGGACGGCAGCACGGACTATGCGGCAGGCTACTGCTACAACTACACGCCCAGCAACTCCGTTCCGGGTTTGGAAAAGCACAAGTGGTTCCTCGGCAGCATAAAGGACATGGGCGAGGTCCGCGCACTTACACACACGCTCAGGTCCGCCATCGCTTGGGGGTCAGGCTACTTGTGGTCGAGTTCTCAGTCTTCTGCCGGCTCCGCTTGGTACGTGACCAGCCTCGGGCTCACGTCCAACGGCAGTAAGTACAACGGCTTAACGGTCGTGCCTCTCTCCGACCTAATTTTAACTACTTAATACTTAATACTTTGTACTTTGGGGCGGCGGCAGCCGCACGTGCGGTGGGCCGCTTCCCCGGAGTGCATCAAAACGAGAAAAATGATGGAAAAAGAAGAAGGAAAAGCCATGAATAAAACGGACAAAAAGGGTAACTTGTCGCCAATGCTTGTGCTTCCAATCTACCACGAGTTCAGGAAGTTCCGAAAGTATATGTACATGGCGATCGAGAAAATGCCCCGTTGGTTGAAGAACTCAGAAGGCGCGAACTGCGTCATGAGCATCAAGACCTGCGTGCGCTGCCTTTCCGTCGTGGCCCGGACCTACGACCGCGAAGTGAAGTTGCAATACATCGACGCCTTCCTCACGGAGTGGGACGTGGTTTCGGATAGCATCTCCTTCTTCCACGAGGCACACGGCATCAGCAACCACCAAAGGGCGGTAATGTACAAGATGAGGGAAGGGATTGAGGGGCAGGTAGCGGCTCTCCGAAAGTGGTGGATGGAAACAGACCCGTCCCACTTTGAGCAGAACCAAAAGGACTTAATTGGCGAACAAGAGTTATGAACGCAAGACATCCTGCGGGCGACTCCCGTATCATGCAATTAGGTGGCCCCGACAGTCTTTTACTGTTATCTCACAACGGGGCTTTGAAAGGCAACTTGTGGTCGAGTTCTCAGTATTCTGCCAACAACGCTTGGAACGTGAACAACAACGGGAACACGAACAACAACAATAAGTACAACGGCTTAACGGTCGTGCCTCTCTCCGAACTAAATCATGATACAAAGGCGAACCGCTACCATATCCCTCTTTCCCATATCCTTGCCGCCTTCGACGAGTGCGTGAAGAACAAGGCCAAGACCTATAACGCCCAGCGTTTCGTCGTTGACTTCGAGCATAACATCATGCGCCTTTGGCGCGAGGTCAACTCAGGGACATACAAGATCGGTCGGTCCATCTGCTTCATAGTGAACAGACCCATCAAGCGCGAGGTGTTCGCAGCCGACTTCCGGGACCGCATCGTGCATGACTACATCTGCATGAGGATCAATCCGCTTCTCGAAGCCTACCTGCCCGACAATATGTGCAGCAATCGCACGAACAAGGGGACCCTCTATGCCATCCATCGGGTAGCCGATGACGTCATGAACGTCAGCCGTGGCTACGCCAACGACTGCTACATCTGCAAATTCGACATCCGTGGTTTCTTCATGAGCATTGACAAGCCGCTGCTGAACGAGAAGGTGCAGCGGTTCATTGATGAGCGGTATGATGGCAAGGATGCGGAGCCGCTGAAATGGTTGACGGAAATGGTCATCTTGAACTGCCCGCAGAAGCATTGCGTCAGGCGCAGCAAACTCACGCAATGGGACGGCCTTCGTGCCGACAAAAGTCTGTTCACGCAGGATGACCGACACGGTATGCCAATCGGTAATCTGCCGTCGCAACTGCTGGCAAACTTCCTCCTTTCCGACGTCATCCGCTTCGTAAAGGAAAGCGGCTTCTCGTGCATTACGCAGTACGTGGATGACTTCGTACTTGTCCACGAGTCCCGCGATGAAATTCGGGCGTTTCTGCCCCGTCTGCGGGCCTTCCTCAAAGACCATCTCGGATTGGAGTTGCACACCAACAAGACCTACCTTCAGCACTACCGCAAGGGTGTGTCTTTCGTGGGTGGCATCATCAAGCCTTACCGCATCTACACCAGCAGCCGGACGCGCCGGAAGATGGAGGCCAAAATGTGGTGGTTGGCGCATAAGGCGAACCTAAAACCGCAGGAGGCCCTTGCGTCCGTGAACTCGTACCTCGGCCTGACGCGGCACTTCTCCGCGTACCGTATGCGTGAACGCGCAGCCCGGCTCATGTTCGAGCGATATGGGAACGCGGTGTACTTCAACGAAAACTATCACAAAATGATAATCGCAAAATGAGCAACAGTAACGGACATATCACGTTGCCTATCAATATCAAGGCCGACCTCGGCTACGTGCTGGGCACGGGCAACGGGGACCTCGGCTACAACATTGTCAACGGCAACATCAACAAGTGGGCGAAGTACAAGCCCGTGCGGTTGAGTGGCGTGGACTATTCCGCGCAGATCAAGGCCGACAAGACGGGATGGAGGGACACCGCAAATTGGTGGAAGGGTAACGACGGCAAGTGCGGCATCGCCATCGGTGAGTACACGTCCCTCGGCGGCCCGTTCACGGGCGGCACGTTCTTCTACTTCCTGAAGAACGAAGCCCTTTCGTGGGTGTACAACAGACCGCGAGGCGCAGCCAACTACGAGTGGTTCCGCGCCTTCGACTTCTTCCACTACGAACACAATGCCCCGGTTCCCGTGGGTGCGCTTGCCGCCACGGACATTTGGCTCGATAGCAACTACGCCGGGCAGTTCGATTGGGACACGCCTGCGGCGAATCAGTACGCCCTACAACTCGGCAACTTCTCTCTCAACAACGTGGCCATACCGGGGAACTACTACCTCGGCATCCTGCTATGGAAGTCCAACGGCACGTTCTACTACATGACGAGCGCGTCGAAATTCGTGGACGGCGGCAGCATCAGCGTGCCGTTCACGGCAGCACAGAGCATGGCTGGAATTTGGAACATGGTCCCGTTCATCAGCAGCAAGCAATACAGTATCGGGGACAACGCGCAAGCGGGCGTCTATGCCTCGCTTTTCGGCATTGGAAACACGGAGGTCGTGCTTCACGCTCCCGGCACTATCATCGACTTCGACGTGTTCGCTGAATGGAACGCCGCCGAAACTGCCGTCAATTACGAACTCATCATAACCAATCACGGAAGCAGCACGCAGAACCTCACGGGTGTTGCGGTTCAGATTAAGAGTACGACCAGCGGTAGCCAAGACCCGGCAAGCGGACAGACTGAGGCAACGAGTAACATCGGCAACGTCAGCGTCCCCGCAAACGGTAGTGTAACGCGCACGGGCAGCATCAGCGTCACGCGCAGCAGTACCAAAATCTATTGGGTCAAGGGCTACGCCGACAACTTCACGACGGCTCCTTACAACCAAATCGAGGACTATCCCGGAATGTAATAACCAACCAATAAATATCAGAACCATGACAAACAAAGACAGAACAAGACACTTCGTAATCGTGCTGGCCTGCTTCCTTTGGGCATTTGTGGCCATCATCACGAGCGCGGCAGTTTGGAACTCGAAGCCCGCCACCTTCATCGGCATCGTTGCTGGCCTCAACCTGCTCATCAACGGCTGGTGCATCTACAAAACCGTCAAGGCAGTACATGATGAAGATGAGAAGAAAGATGAAAAAAATTGAACTTAAAAACCTTGCCGAATACTTCGGCAGACGCCTCCCTGCGAACCGCATCACGGAACGTGAAACACGCATCGCCGTGGTGCGGCTCTACGGGTCGCTGGCCCTCGCCTACAAAGGCGTGACCGACGAGATCGAGGAAATCCGCAAGGGTCTTGTGGGAGATCACGAGCCTGACGTCCGCAAGTGGGCGCAGCTGGAACAGAAGGCCAAAGATGAGAAGGCCACGAAGAAGGAGCGCGAGGCCGCCAAGAAGGAGGCCGACTCCATGAAAGAGTGCGTCCGCATCAACAACGACTACGAGCAAGCCGTGACCGCCCTGCTCTCTGAGGACATCGAGGTTGAGGTCAAGAAGGTTCCGCTGGAGGTCTTGTATGAGGCCCTTTGCGACTGCGACTTCCCCAACCTCGACCCGTCCATCCCCGTGGGCGAATTGGCGCAAATGTTCGCCCCCGTAATCGAATAGTATTAACCATCAAAACGAACAGACATGAACAACTTAAAGAACTTTCGCAGCGAGTCCTATTCCGCTGACTTTGACCTGACCGTCGAAGGGTTCCACGTGACGGGCAACGTGTCCGCATCCCGTGACCTCAACATCACGGACCTCAACGGCCAAATCTTCGTCGGGGAAGGGGAGCAGCCCGTGACCTTCAACTGCTATCGTCGCGGGGAGAACTTACGCACCAACATCTGCAACATCGACATCACGGACGTGACCGACATCGTGGCCGTCATCAACGGAACGATCGAGGCCGTGGACGCCGACGTCAAGGCTGCCGCAGGCGGCGAATAGGAGGACACCATCATGGTTGAAGGGGAAAGCGCACTTGTGGTGCATAGCGGTGTCGCTGCCGTCGCGGTGGCCTTCTTTCAGGAGGCCGTGCTGCGTATGATACCGTATGCAGTACCTTCCTTCGTGCTGCTGCTTCTTGACCTGCTCTACGGCATCAAGGCGGCGAAGCGGCGCGGCGAGAAGGTACGCGTCAGTACGGCGGTACGGCGCAGCGTGACAAAAATGTTCAGCTATATATGCTGGCTCATCCTCGCGTCCACTTTGGCGATCTCCTTCCATAAGGAATGGCTGGAATGGGCCGTACTTGGTCTTGTCTATGTGAACGAATTTGCGTCCATCGTAGGCAACTATCTTGAAACAAAGGGCATCGGCTTCTCGTTTGTCGGCTTGTACCGCTGGATTCTCAAAGTCATAGCGGGGAAGGTCGGCGAACCGATGGAGAAGGAAGATGCCGAGGACATCATCGTTCAAAAGGTCAAGCCCCGCGATAGCAAGGGGCGTTTCGTGAAAAGGGCATGAAGTACGTAACACTTGCAGACCTTGCCCATACCATCCGGGCGAACTTCCGCAAGGTCCCCCACGACGTGGACTTTGTGCTGGGAGTGCCCCGCAGCGGAGTCATCTGCGGCAGCATCATAGCGGAGTTCTTGAACGTGCCGCTGGTGGACGTGGATAGCTTCTGCTTCGGGGCCTCGCCGACGGGTGGCCGACGCCTTGCGTTCCATAGGGAAAGTGGGAGCGCGAAGCCGCGTGTGCTTGTCGTGGATGACACGATTTTCACGGGCGGCAGCATGAGGCAGGCGCATGAGAAGTTGGACATCCTTTCCGATCAGTTCGACTTCATCTACATGGCCGTGTACCTCGAAGGTCCATGCGCGGACGTTGACGTTTGGCTGGAGGACATACGCGGGCAGATGGGGCCGGAGTGCCGCTTCGCCCTCTATGAATGGAACATCTTTCATCATACGCTTCGCCTTATGACGCGGTGCTTGTATGATCTTGACGGTGTGCTTTGCGTCGAGCCTCCCGACGAGCGGGACACGGCAGCGTATGAGCGATACCTTCCCGAAGCCGTGCCGCTATTTGTGCCGACGCAGGAGATCGGCGGCATCGTTTCGTACCGACTGCGGAAGTACGAGGACGTGACGCGCCAATGGCTGGATGCTCACGACGTCCGATACAATGCGCTGACAATGTACGACGCGGAAAGCTACGAGGAACGGGCAAACGGCTATCAAAGCCCGGCCCACTACAAGGCCGAGGCTTACCGTATGCGTCCCGACGCTCTGCTATTCGTTGAAAGCAGCGATTGGCAGAGCCGTGAGATAGCCAAGATGACGGGCCGCCCCGTCTATTGTGTTGAATCAAACAAAATGTATTCTTAACAATGGCAAACTTTGACAACTATGCCCCGAAACTGAAACGGTGGGAGGGCGGCTTCGTGAACGACCCCGATGACACGGGCGGTGCTACGAACTGCGGCGTGACGCTGGCAACGTTCCAAGTGTACTTTGGCGCAGACAAGACAGAGGCAGACCTTCGGCGTATGACAGAGGCGCAATGGCGGCACATCATGAAGGGTGGTTTTTGGGACAAGTGCCACGCCGATATGATTCACAACCAAAGCGTGGCCGAGATTTTCGTCGATTGGTGCGTGAACTCCGGCACGGGTATGATAAAGCGCGTGCAGGGCATGGTCGGCACGAGGGCTGACGGCATCGTCGGGCCGAAAACCATCGCCGCCATCAACGGCTACAACCAGCAGCGGCTGCATTACCTCATCAAGTCTGCGCGTGCCGCGTGGTATGCGGAACTCGTAGAGAAAAAGTCCGTATATCTCAAGTTCTACGACGGCTGGATGAATCGCTTGTTGGATTTTACGTTCCGCAAGTAATATGCGATCAAAACGACTGAAAGTGACCTTGCTGGGCACGGAGTGGTTCGTTGCCCTGCTGGTCGTTGGTCTGCTGCTATGGATATAGCCATCGTACACTACAACACCCCTGAACTGACGGCGGCCTGCATCAAGAGCGTCAGGCGTAACACGCCGGGCTGCCGCTTTACGGTGTTCGACAATTCAGACAAGCGGCCCTTCGTGCCGATGGAGGGTGTTGAGGTCATAGACAACACCCGTGGGCAGATCATCAACTTCAAGGCTATGATCTGCCGTTACCCGGACCGCGTGGAAACGTGCAACGGCCACGCAAGCAGCAAGCACATCGCATCTGTTGACAAGT